TGAACGTGCTAGGTGAGTTACCTAGCAAATCAGGAGCATGGCCACTGATGATGAAAATACAGGCGCAGGCGCAAGCGCAGGTTCCTGAGCCAGAGGAAGAAGAGCCAGCAGAAGATGAAGAGGCGGCGGTCGTCCAGTGACACCGACGCAAGAGGCCATCGCAAAGATCGAAGCGCTAGAGCGCGAGGTTGGCATTCGCCACGAGGAAGTTGAGCGGCGGCTAGAGCGTGGTGACAAGCGCTTTGACAAATTGGAAATGATGATCTGGGGGGTGTACGCAACAGTCATAATCGCTGTCGCCTTACCACAATTGTTACTCAGGTGATGGCCGATGGTGATAGAAAGCGTGCTGATGGCCTCAGCTATCCTGAAGCAAGTGTCAGATACGATTGGTGCAGTTAATGAGGGCAAAGCATCTATAGAAACAGCGATGGGCTTGCTCGCGGATTTCGGCGCTGGGTTAAACGAATTTCAGAAGTCTAAATCGAGTGGATTTACGAAGCTCTCAAATGGCGACGTTCTGAAGCTCAGCATGATTCGTCGCAGCCAAGAGCGCTACGAGCATGAACTTAGAACGCTGCTGTTAGCGATGGACAGCACGCTATTGCAGCAATATGACGCTGCAATAGCTGAAAACAAACGCAGGCATCAAGAGCAGCAACGGTATATGGCTAGAAAGAAAAAACAGCGAGAGCAATTGATGAAGCAAGTTTTCGTTGGTCTGACGACACTGTTAGTGGGTGGCGGTGTTGCGGTTGGTCTTATCGCGCTAATCATCAAGGCATTCGGATGATTATGGCGTTTTTACTGGTGATGTTAGTTGAAGGCGAAGAAGTAGGCGGCAAGTTTCACTTCCGCAACATTCATAGATGTAACCAGTTTGCATACTGGCTAGAGCAAGGGTCGATCAAGCCAGTAGACGGTAGGAAGCTAAGGAATCAGGAAAAAATTACCGCTTACTGTATGCCGGTAAAGGTCAGCGACAAGACACAGTTTTTTGATTGATATGAGTGCAAAGAGATTAGAGAAGGACAGTGATTATGCAGAGTACGACGCCGATGGCGATGGCGTCGTGACAGATGAAGAGCTTGAAACAAGTAAGGAGTTGCAGGAGTTAAAGATCAGTAACGAAAGAGCGCAGGCACAAAGAAGTATGAGTTGGTTCGCTCTGTGGGGAATGTTGTTGTACCCGTCGTTAGTGGTCGTAAGTAGCTGGGCTGGTCTTATACAGGCAGCAAGCATTTTAGGTGATATGGCTAGCGTCTACTTCGTAAGTGTCGCAGGCATATTGGCAGCGTTCTTTGGGGCGCAGGCATGGTCGAACAGAGGTAATGGCAGATGAGCATAGTTGCTTCACTGGTAGGGCCGGTAACGGGCCTACTAGACAAGTTCATAGAGGACAAAGACCAGAAGGCAAAGCTCGCTCACGAGATAGCCACTATGAGCGAAAAACATTCGCAAGAGGCGATGTTAGCTCAGTTAGAGATCAACAAAGCTGAAGCGGCAACCGGGTCATTATTTATTGGTGGATGGCGTCCCTGCATTGGATGGATCTGTGCGTTCGGCCTGCTCTACAACACGATAGTCGTAAACATATTAGGGATATGGGTTGAGGTTCCAGAAGTGGATACCACACTTCTGGTGCCGGTAATGATGGGCATGTTGGGTCTTGGTGCTATGCGTAGCTACGAGAAGGTCAACAAGGTGGCGAGAGAGAAGTAATGACTGCTTTGGTAGAAATGCTCAAACGTCAAGAAGGTGTACGCAGTCACGCATATCAATGCAGTGCTGGGTACACCACTGTGGGTGTTGGTAGAAACATCGACAGCAATGGTGGCCTTGGTTTGTCAGATGATGAGGTGGATTACCTGCTTCGTAACGACATTCAGCGTTGTGAGCTTGAGCTTACAAATGCGTTTCCTTGGTACAAAAGACTAGATCGTGTTAGGCAGGATGCCATGGTGAGCATCGCTTTCAATCTTGGTCTTACCAGACTCATCAAGTTTAGAAACGCCCTCGGCCACATGGCCGATGGCGATTACATCTTAGCCGCTGAAGAATTCAGGGACAGCAAGTGGCGGCAACAGGTTGGTATGCGCTGCGAAGAGCTGTGCGCGATGATAGAGACGGGGTTCTACAGTGACGCTGCTTAGTATCCAGCCAGCAGCAGGCATTGTGAAGAACGGCACAGAGCTGCAACAGGCTAATGCTTGGAATGATGGCAACCTCGTTAGATGGAACGAAGGTAGCCTTCAACCTGTTGGCGGTTGGAGAGCTAGAACGACAACAAACCTAACGGGTTTGTGTCGTGCAATGATTGCTTACCGTGACAACAGCGGCACCAGACGCACTGTAGCAGGCACACACTCAAAACTGTTCTTCATCAATGAAGATGCCTCAGTAACGGATATAACCCCGGTAGGCTTCACTGCTGGCTCTGCTGATGCCACACAGAACCTTGGTTACGGTGGTGGCACTTGGAATCTAAGCACATGGAACAGTCCACGACCCGATACTGGAACATACACCCCTGCAACCACTTGGTCGTTGGATACCTTTGGGCAGTTCGTCATCGCTTGCTCAACAAGCGATGGCAAGCTCTATCAATGGGCTAACAACCCAGCAAGCGTAGCGGCAGTTCTCTCTAACGCCCCTACCAGCAACACGGCTGTCTTCGTTAGCGAGGAGCGATTTGTAGTGGCGCTTGGTAGTGGCGGCATTGGCAATAAGGTCGCTTTTTCAGACCAAGAAGACACGAACACATGGACGCCAGCGGCGACAAATCAAGCAGGGTCGTTCACGTTAGCGACCAACGGCAACTTGGTCTTAGGTCGTCGTTTACGAGGCGAGAGCCTGCTTCTGACCGACATAGACGCTCATGTCATGCGCTTCATCGGGCCACCTCTTGTTCACTCCTTTCAGCAGGTAGGCACAGGCTGTGGCGCTATCAGCGCCAACGCGTGTGTCGTAGCAGACAACAGTGCAATCTGGATGGGTCTAAATGGATTCTTCAGTTACAACGGTTCGGTGCGTGCCCTGCGTTCTGCTGTAGGAGACTTTATCTTCGAGAATATGAACCCCGATCAACGCAGCAAAGTCTTCGGTGTTTTGAACAGTAACTTTGCGGAAGTTATTTGGTTTTACCCAAGCAAAGGTAGCAACGAAAACGACTCGTATGTCAGCTATAACTACCGTGAGAACCACTGGCAAATTGGCTCTCTGAGTCGAACCGCTGGGTTCGACTCCGGCACCTTTGTGTATCCAAATTATTGTGATCCAAACGGAATCATCTTTGAGCATGAGGCTGGTTACGCATACGACACAGACACCGAGATATTCGTTGAGAGCGGCCCGATAGAGATAGGCAACGGTGATCGTTACATGGTCGCTAAGACTCTTATAAGCGACGAAAACCCTGCTGGTGCGGTCACAGCGACCTTCAAAACCAAGAACTACCCTACAGCCTCTGAAAGCACCCATGGGCCTTTTACGCTTACGTCTACACCTACATCGGTCAGATTCACAGGTCGTCAAGTAAACATGCGTGTGACAGGCGTAGAGAACGCCAGTTGGCGGGTGGGAAATATGCGTCTTGACGTGGTGCCGGGAGGTAGACGATGAGACTGCCAGATGCGACAGGCGAATACTCACAGCAGCAAGAGCAGCAAAAGAATTTGCTGCTCGAACAGGCTGACACGCTCAACGTGAAGAAGTTTCAAGACATAGAGATCGGTGATGCAAAGCTGGTTTTGAAGTCACCCAATGGCTCACGGTTCTCAGTAACCGTCGATAACTCAGGTAACTTAGCGGCGACTTCCATATGACAGCGCAAAGAAAGATCAGTGCTGCTGAAGCAATGGAGCCTTACCGCCCAATGATCGAAGCGGCTCTGCGTTATGCGGCTGAGACATACGCCTACGACGACGTAGTTAACGCTGTCCAAACTGGCGAGATGTTCTTCTGGCCAGCACAAGAGAGCTTCTTGGTGACAGAGGTGGCTCAGTTCCCTCGTAAGAGAACGCTTCATATCTTTTTGGCTGGCGGCAAGTTGAGCGAGGTGAAGTCAATGGATGAGTCGTTAGTAGCTTACGCAAACTTCTTAGATTGCGATTCGATCTCTTTGTCAGGCAGACCGGGGTGGGAGAAAGCGCTAGGCGACTTAGGTTACAAAAAAATACACACGACTTTGGGTAAGACTCTAAATGGCTAACGGAATACTGAACTTCGACCCAGAAGCGGTTGAGCAAGACATAATAGATTTCTACGGCGGTAACGCTCAGCAGATTAGCCAGCCTGATGCTAGTTATTTCTCTGAGTTTGCTTTGCCTAGCACTCGTGTACCAGTGAACGCGCCAGAGCCGCAGCCTGATGCAATGCCCGTGATGAACAACTCCACGCCACCTGTTTTTATGGGCGCTTCAACACCACCGATTACTGTTAACCCACTGGCTTTCTTAAACGGTGTCCCTGCCACCAACTTAGGTTCTTTGCCGCGTGAGATCCAAGATGCTATCGAAATTCTTAATCGCAGCTCTGTATCAACGAGAAAGAGAAAAAGCGCTCGAAACACGCTTGATGAATTCAACGCAAGCCTTATGGAAGCAGAGCCAGCGCCAGACATACCGATACCCGACTTGGCTTCGCAAAGAGATGTGCTGGGCGCACAGCCCTCTGAAATCGAACAACGCGCTATGGAAATCGCATCGGCTGACCCAAGAGCAATGCTAGGTGGTCAACCAACCCAGCTAGAAATGGCGGCGATGTCTACTCCAATAGATCGAAGCCTACAAATGAGAATACAAGAGTTGGAAGCCTTGAACGACGGTCGTGTACCCAACATGGGCTTCATGGGAATGAGGTTTTAACGATGGCAGGTAAGAACAAACAAAGCTCGTCAACCGAGTTTGATCCAGAAATCAAAAGCCGCTTATTGCAGGTTTTTGATCAAGGGCAGAGATTATCTCAAGTACCTTTTCAGGCTTACGATGGAGCAACAGTTGCGCCTCTGGCACCTACACAACTTGAAGGCATGCAAGCCACTGCCGATGCCGCCAGAAGTGGCATCGGGCAGGAACAGCTAGCGGCAGCTAATGCTGCCGCCCAGCGAGCAGCAGGTTTTCAGCCCAGCTTCTTCAATGTAAATCTTGGTGCAAACGTACCGACTGTAGATGCAGGCTCCATAACGGCATCTCAGGTTGGCCCTACCTCCGCTGTCGGTGTCAACCCAATACAGAGCCAAGCTATTAACGCTCAACAGATTGGCCCTATGGGTATGTTGGCACCAGAGCGAGTAGCAGGCGCTACAGCGGTTCAAACGAATCAGATTGGTGTAGACCCTGTGACTGCTCAACAAGTCCAAGGTCGTACCGTTGGCGCTGAGAGCTTAGCTGGCACTGATTTAACTCCTTACATGAACCAGTATCAGACTGAAGTAATCGACTCAGCGTTAGGGGATATAGAACGATCTCGTTTGATGGCTCAGAACCAGAATGCGGCCAACGCAGTAAGGGCCGGTGCCTTTGGTGGTGATCGTCAAGCTATCGTTGAGGCTGAAACTAACAGAGGGTTTGCTGACCAAGCAGCCAGAACAGCAGCAACTCTCAGAGCACAAGGCTTCGAGTCTGCCGCTCGCAGAGCGGAAGCAGACGTAGGACGTGCTCAAACCGCTGGATTCCAAACGGCACAGCTTGGCTCTCAAGCCGACTTAGCAAACCAGCGAGCTGGCCTACAGGCAGGCACTACAAGCGCTCAGCTAGGCTTACAGGGGCAGATTGAATCTGGCAGACAAGCTCTTCAGAGCGGGTTGGCAGCGCAGTCTCAAGACACCCAGCGTATGTTGGCTAATCAACAAGCTGGCCTCACAGCAGGACAACAGAACCTTCAAGCTGATCTACAAAGACAGCAGGCTAATCAGCGCGCTGCTTTAACAGCAGCGCAAGATTCAGCAGGTCGTCAACAACAGGCAAGCACCGATTTCGCCAGACTAGCCTCGCAATCCGGTCTTGCCGCTCAAGACATCAATGCGCGTTTAGCGCTTGCGAACCAAGGTCAAGACCTAGCAGCCCAACAAACCACAGCGCAGCTTGGCTTGGATGCAGCTAGAGCAAACCAGCAAGCGGCACTAGATGCTGAGACACAGCGCAGAGCGCTAGAGGCTCAGCTAGCCCTTGGTCGTGAACAACAGCAGCTTGATGCTTTAGGCATCAATCTGCGTGGTGCTGGTGCTTTAGGACAGCTTGGCGACCAAGCCAGAGACTTTGCGTTTAGGGACGCCGCCGCTTTAGAGAGCGTTGGCGACAGGCAACGAGCTGCTGCACAGGAGCTGTTAGAGGATCGTTACAGACGATTCATAGAACAACGTGATGCACCTCTTCGAGCCTTTGACATCTTACGAGCTGGTGCCGGGATCTTGCCATCACCCGTAACGCAAACAACTAGGGGCAGCGGCGTCACGTTGTTAGGAGGCTGATATGGGTGCAGCAGTAAAAGCGTTGGTGATGAACCGCATCAAATCAAAGATTGCAGGAAAGGTTGGCGATGCTGGTGGGTTTGGTATGCCGGGAGGTGCTGTAGGCGCTCAAGGTGACAGCAAGCTTGAGCAGTTCACATCGCTGGCTGACGATCCTGTGCAGTTTATCCAAGACAGATTCAACGACCGTTTAGAAGAAAAGAAAGAGCAAGCGGCGGGGATCTTAAATCCACGCCGCATGATAAGGAACCAGCTTATTGAGCAAGGTCTTCCAGCAGAGGAAATAGACCGAATTTTATCAACGATGACCTTTGCCCGCGACGGTGAAGAGATCACAGACGCACCGGGAGTTAGCCGTGGCATCCTTGGATGAGATATTAAAGAGAGAACAGCTTGAAAGGATGGCTCAACAGCAAGCTCTGAATCCTTTACAAAGTCAGCTAGCGATTGACCCAGCTACTGGTCAAATGCGTGATCCTAGGGATTCTCGTAACGTCTTTGATGCTCGTATGGCAGAAGTGGCCGATTACCAAAAACAAGGTTTGTCTGCTGCTCAAGAAGCTTCTGGTCTGCTGCAACAGGAAATACCGCAAGACCCTATCCGCGATAATTTCCTTACAAAGCGAGGAGATAATCAAGCTCTCAACTTACTGCGCGGCATACTTAGCCAACGGCTCATAAGCCGTGGCTTACTCGAAGATCCGACAGATATAGCGACTCGCAACCTACGCGCTGTTCAGCAGCGTAACGAGCAGATTGCAGGTCTGCAAAGTCAAAGTGACTTCTACACAAACATGGCTGACAGATTGCGTGCTCAAGCTGTGGATCAGGCTATAGCAAGAGGTGTACCGGGGGTAAGCCCTGTTCAGGGTTTGCCGACTACCGCAAGACTAGAAGGTCTTAATAGAGCGGCTGGCACTTTCGCAACCCCCGGAGAGCAAATCGAACGATCGAGTGCTGTTTTTGATCTAGGACAAGATATTGCGGGAGATGCAAGGTTCCAACAACAACGAGCCTTATTGCCGGGATTGGTTGCTGGCGGTGTTATCTCACCACAGCAAGCTGCGATTTTTAAAACCCAAGGCCCAGACGAACTTAACGAGTCGATTACCAATTTACGGGTTGCGGCTGAAGGAGGGGATTCTTTGCCGGGAGATAGGGTCAATCCTGTTACGGGCGAAGCCTTTTTAAGTGACGCCTACAGCCCTGAAGACAGAAAACAGGTAAGACTTTTTGGTCGAGAGCTGACAAACCCTGAATCTATTGCAAACGACTCGTATGGCAAGATCCATGAAGAATATCGACGCAGTGGTCGTTTCATAGATGCTCAAAACGTCGCAGATTTAACCAAGGTCGTAAACTATCTGATTGAAGCTGACGACGAAGGGTTTAGGTTCTTTACTGGCCCGATAGCTGGAAAGATTCCCGATGCGGCAAGAGCTTTCTATGACGAAGGGCGCAAATCTTTAGACACCCGCGCTGCCCTAAGAAACGTCGTACAAAAGACTTTCCGAGAAATCCTCGGGGGACAGTTCGCCTTCTTAGAAGGTGAACGGTTAATCCAAAACGCCTATGACGAAAACCTACCGCCCCAATACAACCTAATCCGGGTTCGTAGATTGCTTTTCCAAGCGCAAGAGATCGCTAGGGCTGGAGCTGAACGTGCCGGACACTTCGATAAATATGGCACTTTATTCGGTGCAGGTGAGAAACAGTTAGATAGTGGATTAGATGGGCTTGTGGCGTCAGTAACAGACGCAACGATTGCGGAAAGAGGGCTTTACTCATTATTTAGTCGTGAAGAACGAGAGGATATGTTCAATTCTTTGATTAGGGATGGATCTCCCGAAGCTCTTAAAGAACTAGAAGAGCTGAAGAAATGGGAGGCTGATAATAGATGAGCGCCGTTAGCCCCTATCAACAATACATGCAGCACTTGCAAGCTGGAGGTAAAAAAGATGACTTCCAAATGCCGCAGCAGCAAACATCTCAATCAAGTTACTTTGACGACGTTGTATCCAACACGCCTAGAAGCATTGCTAACCTTTTCCAAGATGCAATTTATCCATTCCTCAACCCAGTAGAAACGGCCAAATCTATGAAAGATTTGGGCGTTGGCGTTTACAGCCTGATGACTGATGGTGGTGAGCCTGAAGAGGCTGTTGCAGAGGCTCTAGGGCAGTATTTCAAAGACCGTTATGGTTCTGTTGAGGCTTTCCAAAACAGCTTTAGAACAGACCCTGCTGGCGTTGTGAGCGACGTTGCTGGTCTAGTAACAGGTGGCGCTACATTGGCCGCTAAAGGTGCCTCAAAGAGTGCTCAAGTCGCTGCAAAAGCTGGTAAAGAGCAGATGGCGCAGAAAGCGCAAACGGTAAGTGATGCTTTGAGTAGGACGGCTAATGTTGCATCTACCACAGATCCACTAACAGCTATCCCAGAAGCTACGAGTAAAGTTTTAGGAATGTTGGGTGGCAATCGTTTGCTTTCAGCAGGCGGTAATGTCGCGTCTGAGATTCTGGGCCGCACCACAGGTGTCGGCCCAGATGCTGTGAGTGAGGCTTTCACTGCTTCTAAAGCAGGTGGAGATACGAGAACGGCTTATTTTGAGGCTTTGCGTAATCCTGATCGTTTAGAGACGGCTCAGCTTGCTAAAAACAGCGCCCTACAGATACGCCGAGAAGCAAAGGACGTATATAACCGTCAGAAGGCATCGTTAGGTTTAGGCGATATTAATTACGACTTTGGTGGCGTAAGGCTAAAGATTAAGCAGTTGCGTGAAAGAGAGAATCTCAGCGGTAAAAAGGGTCAGCCTCGTGGTGCTTTATCCGATGAAGCTAAGGCTGAGATTAAGGCTGTCTTAGCCGATGTGGGCAGAAGTGTGGGTAATCCTGCTGACCGTAATCTTGCTGGCTTAGACGACGCAATCGTGAGGCTCAACGCTACTTATGGTGATCTAAAGACAGGAGCTGCAAGGGCTTATCACCAAGAGCTAAAGCAGACCATGTTAGGCGAAATGCGTGGGTCAGTAGGTGACGGTTACGATCAAGTTTTAGTCCCTTACCACGAGACTCAGCAGCTCTTAGATCAATTCGATACGGAATTGAAGGTCGGTGGTGATCGTAACCTCAACCAAATGTATCGCGGCCTGTTACGGTCTTTGAGAAGCAACGTGAACACCAACTTTGGCGAGTCGGCTAATTTGCTGCGTCAGTTGGACTCAGCAAATCCTGCTTCTCCCATAACAGCTCGTTTGGCTGGAGAAACGCTGACACCGGGGATGCCCTCTGGGTTGATGGGTCAAACGACTGCTTTTGGTAGCGGCATCCTTACTGCAATGAATGCACCCGCAATGTTGCCAGTAGCGCTCGCTGCTTCTTCTCCACGAGTTGTTGGGGAAACGATAGGCGCGGCTGGCTCGGCAGCAGGTATTTTAGGTCGTGTAGATCCAACGGCTTTGCAAGCTCCTGCAAGAGTTTCACGACAGGTTGGAATACTTGGTCAAGAAGCTGAGATGGCAAACCAAGAGATTGAAGATCAGAACTCGCCTTATCAACAATATATGCAGAGCTTACGTTGATGCCTAAGAAGAAACGCAAAAGCACCGTAAATGCCGCAGGCAACTACACCAAGCCGACGATGCGGAAGAACCTGTTTCAAAAGATCAAGGCTAGCGGAAAAGGCGGTAAACCCGGCCAATGGTCTGCGCGTAAAGCGCAGATGTTGGCCGCCGAATACAAGCGCAAAGGTGGAGGTTATACAAGCTAATGCCACACAAGAAGATGGGTAAGAAACCAATGAGTCGTAAACAGTACGCAAGCGCTGTGATGCATAAGAAGAAAGGCAAGAAGAAGAAGTGAGCCTGAAAAAACCTCAACGTGACCTCAAAAAATGGACAAGCCAGAACTGGACTACAAAGTCAGGCAAGCCCAGCACACAGGGTCGTAAAGCAACAGGAGAGCGTTATCTACCGAAGAAGGCGATTGCTGCGCTTTCGGACAAGGAATATGCAGCTTCAACACGCAAGAAAAGGCAGGATACGAAGGCTGGCAAGCAGCACAGCAAGCAGCCCAAAAAGGTGGCTAAGAAAACTCGTAGGTTTAGACGATGAGCTTGACGGAAGCAGAGAAGAACCGACTCAAAAGAGTCGGTCTGACAAAGCTGAACACGGTGAAGATGACACCAAGCCACCCGACTAAAAAGGCGGTGGTGGCTGTCAGGGATGGCGACAGCATCAAGACGATTCGTTTCGGCGATCAGAAGATGGGTCACAACTACAGCGCTGAAGCTCGTAAGAGCTTCAAAGCGCGGCACGCAAAGAACATAGCGAAAGGCAAAACCTCTGGGGCTTGGTGGGCCAATAAGACTTTCTGGTCTGGCCCCGGCGGTAAAACAAAGAGTCCTCCAAAGGGACAGAAACGCAAACTCGGCAGGAGCAAGTAAGATGGCTTACGGACGTATGGCAATGAAGAAGATGGGGCGTAAAGGTATGAAGAAGGCAATGCAGGGCAAGAAAGCCATGCGGCCTGCGTACCCGCCCAAGTAATTACAACTAAGTTGTAACCAGATTCTCTTGGATTGCGACTTACTCGTATATTTTCATAGAAAACAAGGGTTTAGGTTTCTGGTAAATTATCCCTAAATCCTACGTTTTCTCCTGTAATATCATATATTTAGCCTTTAGGGGGTCTGAATCCCTCTCTCTCCGCCATATTATAAGTCATTGATCTATATTCCTTTATTTTGCTACGATTTCCCCGGTTGTAACAGAGTGGGAATGCGATGGCATCTATTCGGCGCAAAGGCGATGGTTGGATAGCTCAAGTAGCGCGTCAGGGCTACAGGCGTATCTCTAAGCAGTTTCCGACAAAGAAGTCAGCTCAGCTTTGGTCTCAGCGCGTAGAGACCCAGATGGCCGATGGCACCTACCAAGATGAGAAGCAATTAGACGCCACAAGTGTGGCCACTATACTTGATCGTTACGCTTGTGAGATCCATGCGATCAAGCCCTTTGGTCGTAGCAAAATGGCCAGTGTCAGACAGCTACAACGCTTCTTTACGGACGCTAGTGTTGGCGACCTAAACAACAAGCTACTCACCACCTACGCCAGCAATCGTCGTCAAACGGTAGCTGGCTCTACGGTCGTTCAAGAACTAAGTTACCTAGGTCAAGCACTCGACATTGCTCGTGACCTCTGGGGGCTTCAGATGGTGCAAAACCCTGTCAAGCAGGCCATGCCTACCTTACGACTCCTAAAGCTCACAGGGGCCACTGAGGAGCGTGACAGACGCCCTACAACGCAGGAGATGGCCTTGTTGCTTGAGGCAACAAGCCATCACTGGCTTAACGACTTTATTCGTATCGCGGCTGACAGTGCCATGCGTCAGAGTGAGATCCATGGATTGCTGTGGTCAGACCTATACTTCGAGAACAGGACAATTCTCGTAAGGCAGCGTAAAGACCCAAAGAACAAAGAAGGTAACGATCAGCTCATCCCTATGTTTGATCAGACGAAGGCAGTGCTTGAGGCACTGCCTCGTCATGGTGAAAAGGTGTTTGAGAATCCAAAGACAGCACCATCAGTAAGCGATGCTTTTGCAAAGCTCACCAAGCGATTAGAGATCGACAACCTACGCTTTCACGACTTACGCCACGAGGCGGTAAGTCGTTTGTTTGAGCGTGGTTTTTCTATAGAGCAAGTCGCTCTGGTATCTGGCCATAAGGACTGGAAGCAGCTCAAACGCTACACCAACCTTAAAGCCACAGACTTAGTGTAAGCCCCGCC